GAAAAAGCGTAATAAAAGGCAAAAAAAGCGGCAGAAAAAGCGGCAGAAAAGGCAAAAAAAGCGGCAGCAAAAGCGGCAAAAAAAGCGGCAGCAAAAGCGGCAGCAGAAGAGGCAGCAAAATCGGCAGCAAAAGCGGCAGCACGAAACCGCGGTCAGGCAGCAAAAGCGGCAGCAAAAGCGGCAGCAAAAGCGGCAGAAAAGGCAAAAAAAGCGGCAGCAAAAGCGGCAAAAAAAGCGGCAGCAAAAGCGGCAGCAGAAGAGGCAGCAAAAGCGGCAGCAGAAAAGGCAAAAAAAGCGGCAGCAAAAGCGGCAGCAAAAATACGGGCAGAACGAGAACGTCAACAACGCCAACAGGAAGAACGAGAACGTCAACAACGCCAAAAGGAAGAACGAGAACTTCAACAACGCCAACAGGAAGAACGAGAGGCAGCACGAAACCGCCGTCAAGAAGATAAATATAGTAAATATGATGGTTGGTCAAAAAGAAAACTGAAAGACAAAAAGGATCGTTTAAAACTGAAAGATAGAGAAAAGAATAAAGAAGCGATACAATATATTTCTAAATTGATACGTGCCAAGAGAGAAAATTTTGTAAATCCAAAAATAGATGTAATTGAAGATATTGAAGAAAGAATGTCAATACCTTTATCAAACTCAAATATATCCGGCTCATATGTAGACGCATCTTTTTTAATTTCCAATTTTGAAAACGGAATATTATAAGGATATGCTTATATATCCGTAATAAGTTTTCGCAGAATAACATATTTGCCAATAGGCATAGTTTTAACACCATTTGCTTGTTTATTGTATGCTCTCAAAATTTCGACTGATGAACCAAACCTTTCAATTAAAGATGTTTTCTTATTCTCATCAAGTCCATTTACAATTTTGTTAGCAAAACGACATTCCTTTTCAAAAGCAATTTCATGTTGTAGAATACGTGAATTAACATAATATCTATCAATTTGTGTTATAACATCTGGAATTGATATTTTCTTTGTTAGTAATTCAATTTTAAAGGAATTCATTCTTATTTCTTGTTATATATTCATATTTTAAGTTCATTTTTTTATCATTTTATCAATTTTTTAAATATTTTTTTTGTATGTTTTAAAGAAATGAACCGATTATTTAATAATTTCAAATTCAAAAATTTACACTGTCATCTCGATAAATCGAATGTGATAGATGGCAATATATTTAATTTGTCCAATGTGCACATGCAGAAAAAATGGGGATTGATGCAAAATATAAAACAAAACTATACTGAAAAAAGTGTATTTGAAAGAATGGAAAAAACCGTTTTGAATATGAAAAAACAAGGTGTATCACACGTCCGTTCTTTCATTGACGTAGATCAAACAGTTGGATTGATGTGTTGGGAGCAGGCTTTAATTTTAAGGAGCAAATACAACACACATAATTTTAAAATTGAAATTGGAGTGCAGCCTTTAGAAGGTCTTACAAAAAAATCGAATATTGCTTTATATGAAAAGGCTTGTAAAGATGCCGATTTTGTAGGGTGTTTGCCATCTATTGACGGAATTGAATCCGACTTACATTTAGACATCGCTTTTACTATTGCGAAAAAGCTTGGCTTACCAATAGAAGCACATTTAGACCAATTGAATATTTCCGAAGAAGACGAGACCAATACATTTATTGATTTTGTTGAGATGTATGAATATCAAGGTAAATCGAACGCAATTCATTGTGTAAGCACATCAAAAAAATCTCCCATTGAAATTTATGATATTGCCGAGAGACTTCATAAGAATGACGTTGGTGTCATTGTTTGTCCAAGTGCTGCCATATCAATGAAACAAGAACGGAGTGACATTGGATTTATATCTAATTCAATAGCACCTATCGATATATTTCATAAGAGAGGAGTACGTATTGGTTTGGGTACAGATAATATCAACGATATATTTATGCCTTTGTGTGATGGATCACTTATATTTGAAATAAGATTGCTTGCGGAAGCGTGTAGAATTTATGATATGGAAATATTACAAAATATAGCCGAAAACAAAGGAAAAATATAATATATAACAAAAATGATGAAAAAACGATCTTGAAACTCTATATTATTTCACAACAAATTTACTTGAAGAAAAATGAGTTATGTGCCCGAGTTTGTGGCACTTTACGAGATCTTTCCTTATATTATCTTGGCATTAGACAACGAAAGTATTCGTGTTGCTGTCAAAGACTACCTTGAAGGTGGTGAGCTAAAGGAAGCGGTTATCAAGAAATATGGTAAGATTGAAGATTGGAACACAACAGAGGTTACTGATATGTCAAGATTATTTTATAATTGCATTGATTTCAATCAAAATATTTCTAAATGGGATACTTCCAAAGTAACTAATATGAAATGGATGTTCTGTGATGTTCATGGTTTCAATCAACCAATTGGGGAATGGAATACTTCTAAAGTGATCACTATGAACGATATGTTCGCAGGTGCTCATAGTTTCAATCAAGACATTTCCAATTGGGATACTTCTAATGTTACTGATATGAGTTGTATGTTTTCTCATGCTGAAAGTTTCAATCAACCTATTGGGGAATGGAATACTTCTAAAGTAACTTATATGTATAGTATGTTTTATGGTGCTGAAAGTTTCAATCAACCCATTGGAGACTGGGATACTTCTAATGTGACTAAAATGTATAGTATGTTTGAAAATGCCGAAAGTTTCAATCAACCCATTGAAGAATGGGATACTTCTAAAGTTACTGATATGAGTAATATGTTCACTTGTGCATTTAATTTTAATCAACCTATTGGAGAATTGAATGTTTCTAAAGTGACTGATATGGAATATATGTTTAGAGATTCTGAACGTTTCAATCAACCCATTGGAGACTGGGATACTTCTAAGGTAGCTTATATGAAAGATATGTTCTGTGGTGCTCATAATTTCAATCCTGAAAATGCTCCTTGGTATCACGAGTAAATTTTGAAGAACCGTTAGGTTTTTTTACAAACAAAGGAAAAATATAATATATATGTATTATATAGACATATGCGAGTAAAAGAATTGAAAAATATTAAATCTACCAAAACAAGGAAGTTGAAAACAAAAAATAAAAACACTAGAAAGAATAAAAAGGGTGGGTCAAGTAGTGATCAAACAGATTTTAATGACATAGTTACTAACAAAGAGAATACAATTGATGACACAAAAAGGGTGTTTAGCATTTTTAAGAGAACGTGTAATTTAGGTTCGCACGAATATGATAAGAAAAGAGAAAATGTTATGAACCGTAATTTTAATGATTCAAAAGTAAGAGACGAAAACACTTTACTTAGGGAATTTAGCGATGATTCTGTATTGCTACGTAATAAATATGGCTATATTGCCTATGATAAATTAGCACAATTAGGTGAATTAAGTGATCATAAACCTTTATTTTTTAAGAATAACAATTCCAGAATGGAAGGAATTAAATTAAATTTAGGTATGATTACAGGAATTTCACCAATAATTTCATCAAGAATTTCAGAAATTTATAATAATAATGTGCCTGCTATATTTACATGGAATACATTACATCATGAAGGTTTTAATAAGGATTTTATTGACCCAGATCAAAATGATAAAATTCTCACAGAAACTCGTGCAAATGATTTAAATATAATGAGTGAAAATAAAAGATATAACAATATTGCTAATATAATAATAAATCATATTAAAAACAAAGAATTTGAATGTATAAGTTTACAAGAATGTGAATTTACTATATATAAGAGAATATTGGGAAAGATTGATACGTGTTCTGATAAGAGTGAATATTATTCGCGATATTATCCAAGAAAAATTAGATTAGGTGAAGGAGGTACACTTGACGAAGACTTTAATAAGAAAGATAAACAATTAGACATAAAATCGTATGGTAATGCTATTTTTATTAAAAAAGAAAAGGATGTTAGTATTAAAACAGAAGCTTTAACTGTAGGAACTTACGGGGATGAAACAGAAAAAAGGTATGACGAAACTTTAAAATATAAAATAGATATAAAAGTTATTAAGTGTAAGAAAGGTAATAATACATATTCAAGTGTTCATATTCCATATATGGGACAAAAACCAAGTAAAACGTCTTTATCATATTTAAAAAAAGAACTGGGATTTCTTTTAAAAGATGTTGAAAAAATGAATGACAACGAGAAGTTATGGTTAATAGGAGATTTTAATCTAAATGAGGACATATTAACAGACCAATTAAACAAATATTCAAATAATAAGGTGGATATAATGTTTGTAAAAAGTGGTTCATATAAAGGTAAAAAATATCCTGACTATGATGGTGTTGGTTCTACATCAAACGATCATATTATATTATGTGTCAAAAAACAACCTTCCGATGGACCTCCTACCGGATTAAAAGAAAAACCTTCCGTTAGTGCAAAAAATATATATATTCCTCCTCATATGAGAAAATAATTAGGAATTTTTATTACATTTAGAACAATTGATTTGTGACGATCACAAAACCTAATAAAGGGTTGTGACGATCACAAAGCCTAAAATTTGTTAAAAAAGAACAACAAATTGTTGTCTAATCAGGTGTGAATAACAAATCTATATTCAGTCTTTTTTATACCAAGGAACGTCTTCAATTTTAAGATTACTTCCATCCAACATCTGTTTCATATTAGTTTCAGTAGAAACATCCCAATTAGAAATATTTTTTCTATAATTTGAACTAAAGAACATGTAGCTCATATCCTTCACATTAGATACATTCCATTCTCTAATAGGTTTGTTAAATGCTGTTGCGTTATAGAACATCCATTTCATATCAGTCACACTGGAAACATCCCAATCACCAATATGTTGATTGAATCTAATATTAAAATAAAACATACATGACATATTAGTAACTTTGGAAACATTCCATTTCCCAATAGGTTGGTTGAAATTTAAATTACCTTGAAAAAGACAATTCATATTAGTAACATTAGAAACATCCCAGTCACCAATAGGTTGATTGAATACCTCAGCACCTGTAAACATACAATTCATATTAGTAACATTAGAAACATCCCAATTAGAAATATCTTCATTGAAATCAAATGCTCCACGAAATAGATTTTCCATATTAGTAACATTTAATGTGTTCCAATCTTCAATTTTACCATATTTCTTGATAACTGAATCCTTTTTCATACCTCCTTCAAGGTAGTGTTCGACAGCAACACGAATACTTTCGTCATCTAATGACAAGTACTCAATATAAGGAATGATCTCATAATACACCATTAAATCTGGTAAATAACTCATTTTAAACACACTCTTAATATGTATTATTTAAGTCCAATTTTAAAACATTTTTAAAAAAATAATTAGGAATTTTTATTACATTTAGAACAATTGATTTGTGACGATCACAAAACCTAATAAAGGATTGTGATGAACACAAAGCTTCGATCACGGATTTGAACCGGAATAATAATCCTTACAATAGATTAGCTTTACCAAATTAAGCTACCGAAGCGTGGCAAGAAGATATTTTACAATATCAACTTAATTTTTTATTTTGTTTTTATAATTTTTTATTGCTTAATACATAAGATTAAGGTGAGTTAAATAACCCTCCCTAATTGCTGTAAGCGAGGCCGCCCATACCAGACATGATACGGAGGACATTGTAATTGGTCGCGTAGACACGGACCTTGGCGTCGACACCCGAGGGGACGGTGGCCGCTGTGAGTGTGAGCTGGAGGGTCGCGTTGTCGATACGGGACATATTGCATGTGCCGGAAGGCTGGTGCTCCTCGGGCTTGAGGCCGAAGGAGTAGACGTTGATGCCGGTGGCAGGAACGTTGGAGTGGTGCTGGTAGGGCTGGACAAGATTGAAGTAACGGCCCATGCGCTCCGAGAAACGATCGTGACCGTTAAGCTGGAGCTTAGCGGAGAAGACGGGATTGAAACCGGTGTCAACGCCCTCGATGCC